CTGATATGAACGTTGATTTTTATAATGGCGACTTTAAAATTGATTTAAATGAACCAGAATTAGGATAAATAAATCATTAAGGAGAAAAAAATGGTTATCAAACTGGATAAGTCACAAGAATTCATCAAAAGTGGTAAAAAACTGATTAGTGAATACGATGCAGATGCCTATTATGAGGAAAAAGAGGAGGAAAAACCTCAATTTCTGAAGGAAGGGGAATAAATAAACTTATTATTCAAAAAACCCTTATAGATATATTAGGAAAAATATATCAAAATGAATGGCAGTTCAAATTTCTCGTGCATTTAAAGACATAAGTTTATCATTTACTCGGCATCCTGTCACAAATGACGTGACTGTGTTGAAAAATGAAGATGCAATAAAGAGATCAGTGATCAATTTATGCAGAACACGTATTAATGAGAGATTTTTTAACGACTTATTGGGTACATCAATTGAAGATTCGTTGTTTGAGACGAATTTGAATGACATTTCATCATTTTTAGAGAGAGAAATTACTGTTTTACTTAAGAACTTTGAACCAAGAATACGACTAACAAACGTTTTAATTGATTCTATAGTTGATTCACACGAGTTACAGATAAGAATTGAGTATGAAATCGTAGGATTACCTTTTCCAACACAAAATATCGAATTTTTACTTCAACCGACTAGGATATAATGTCATTTTCACAGTTTACTAACCTAGATTTTAATACTTTAAGAGCTCAAATCAAAGATTACTTGAGGTCAAACTCAAATTTTTCTGATTTTGACTTTGAAGGGTCTAACTTTTCAATATTAATTGATACTTTAGCATATAATTCTTACATTACTTCGTATAATACGAATATGGCTGTTAATGAATCATTCATTGATAGTGCAACTCTTCGTGAAAATGTCATATCTTTAGCAAGAAATATTGGATACGTACCAAGATCTATAAAATCTGCTGTTGCAACAATAAATTTTACAGTAAATGCACCAGATGGAGCAAATGCTGTCAAATTAAACAAGGGTTTAGTTGCTCTAGGGTCAGTTCGAGGTGGAAATTATATATTTTCAATTCCTGATGACATTACTGTGACTCCAGATAGTCGAGGAATAGCAAGTTTTAGCAATATTTCAATCTACGAAGGCAGTTATTTAACAAAAACCTTTGTAGTAAATGCTTCACAGACCAATCAAAGGTATATTTTACCAAATGCAAACATCGATACCTCTTCAATTCGTGTTGAAGTTGAAGAAAGTGGGTCAACTCAAGTATATAATGCCTATACGAACATTTTTGATGTAAATGCCGAGTCAAGATTGTTCCTTTTTCAAGAAATTGATGATGAAAGGTACCAAATTATGTTTGGTGACAACGTTTTAGGAAGAAAACCAGCGAATGGAGCTATAATAAGAGTCAGTTACATTGTTACAAATGGAGGAGAAGGTAATAACGCTACTAATTTTAACTTCTCTGGACGACTAACATACATTTCAAGTGGTACTGATAAAGATATTACTAGTGGTATATCACTTATAACGACCATACAGAGGTCTGAAAATGGAGATTCGATAGAATCTGTGGATAACATTAAATACCTTGCTCCAAGGGTCTACGCATCGCAGTATAGAGCAGTTACACCAAATGATTATAAGAGTCTAATACCCTTTTTATATCCAAATATTGATTCGGTAAGTGCTTATGGTGGTGAGGAGCTTGATCCACCTGAATTTGGAAAGGTTTATATCACAGTTAAACCTAAAAATGGTGAAGTTTTATCTGATGTTGTTAAAGACTCAATAAAAAATGATTTAAAGAAGTATACAGTAGCTGGTATAAAGCAAGAATTTTTAGATTTAAAGTATTTGTATGTTGAATTTGACTCAACAGTATCATTTGATACTGGATTTATCTCAGATAAGTTAAATTTACAATCTAGAATACTATCTGCAATTGAAAATTATGCAAAATCATCAGATATTAACTCTTTTGGTGGAAGATTAAAGTATAGTAAGTTACTTTCACAAATTGATCGTGTTGATAGTGGTATAACATCAAATATTACTACTTTAATAATGAGAAGAGATCTCAAACCATCATATAATCAAATTGCAACATATGAAATTTGTTATGGAAATGTATTTCATGCTGATTTGGAAGGATTTAACATACGTTCTACCGCATTTAAAATTGAAGGAGTTGATGGAAATGTATATTTAACTGATTTTCCAGAAAATGATCAACTTACGGGAACCATTAAGTTTTTCACAATTGATGGAGATGTAATCACTTACATTAACAATAACGCAGGAACTGTAGATTATAAAAGAGGAGAAATAAATCTATTTCCAGTTAATATATCATCTACATCTATAGATGGCAAGGTTGAAATTGAAGTTACCCCAGAATCTAATGATATTGTAGCAAAAGAGAACATTTATATCGTCCTAGATACTAAAGGAAATAGCAAACTCAATTTATTAGAGGATGTTCTCGTTTCTGGTTCCAATATTTCTGGAACAAACTATACACCACCATCTAGTTTTATTAGTAACAAAAAATATACAAGATAACAGATGTCAGATAAAAAAGTTAAAATCTCAAATATTCTTGGTAGCCAAATACCAGATTTTATACAGGCAGATAATCCACTTTTTATAGAATTTTTAACTCAATACTACGAATCTGAGGAACGTGAGTATGGATCGACTTATTTAAGTGATCATATCTCATCACTTAAAAAAATTTCAACTGTAGCTGACATCTCTTTGGTTGAAAAACAAACAGTACCTGCACCAAACAGTACAAATCCAGAATCTCCTGTTGTTTTGGCATCTTTAACTTATGCATATGATGATGTTATTAATGTAAATCAAACTACAGGTTTTCCAGACAAATATGGTCTTTTAAAAATTGATAATGAAATTATCACATACACTGGAAAAACTGCAACTTCATTTACTGGTTGTATTCGTGGGTTTAGTGGAATATCTGCTCTTGAAACAGCTGGTTCTCCTGAATTTTTAACTTTTAGTGATACTAATGCTGCAGTGCACAATGTAAATACATTAGTAGTTAATTTAAGTTTCCTTTTTGTAACACAATTCTACAAAAAATTTAAAAAACACTTTTTACCTGGTTTAGAGGGTAAAAGTTTTGCATATGGTCTGAATGTAGAAAATATTTTATCAAGAGCAAGAGATTTTTACAGTTCAAAAGGAACAGATACATCTTTACAAATTTTGTTTCAAGTTTTGTATGGAGAACAAGTTGATGTAATTAAACCATTTAACCAAACTTTTTTACCTTCAGATGCAGAGTGGGATGTAACTGATGATATTATTGTAGAAAGTCTAAGTGGTAATCCTATAAACTTGATTGGACTTAAAATATACCAGGATTCATTTACGAGCCCTACTGCAAGTGGAGCTGTAGCAAATGTTCAAGAAATATACTTAAAGGATAAAAAATATCACAAAATCTCTTTTTCAAAGGGAACAATAACAAATAAATTTAAAGTATCTACAAAAACAAAAGTAGTTGGCACAGCATCCACTACAGAAGTCACAACTGTTGATTCTACAATTGGATTCAATAAATCAGGTAACTTTTATTACTTAAATGCAGATAATAGATATACGTTAGCAAGTTATACTTCAAAGTCAAATAATCAATTTTTTGGATGTACAGGCATTTCGACAACATTTATTGAATCTGATCCAATTATTGATACTAATTTCATTTATGGGTATGAAAATAATGATTTAACAAAAATTTGCACAATGAGAGTGACTGGATCAATATCTGGAGTATCAGATGTTACCAGCACTAAGTATTTTGATGTTGATGATAAGATAAGAGTCAAGCATTTAGGTAAAAAAACAGATATTAATGATAAAAAATTCAATACTTGGTTTTATAATAACTTATCTTATGTTGATGTTCTTAATCACGATGGGAGTGAATCCTTTACAACTAGAGTTGATCATTTTTTAAAGAAAGGTGATAGAATTGATGTTATATTAAAATCGAGTGGTGAAGTAAAAGCTGGAAATGTAGAAGTTAAAGATGCAAATGAACCAGATAAGTTTAGTATAGAGGTTACAGTTGCACCACAGATTATTGGTGATTATGTAATAAGAAAAAGAGTTACTTCTATTGACAATAGATTTGGTATTACTTCTTTGATGGGTAATATTCAAAATAGTTTTGTTGATAGTGATGGTAACACCTATGTTTCTTTCTCTGGTTATCCTTCATTTGAAACTGATACCACAAACCGTTCAAAAACATTTAATTCGGCAGTTGGAGTTAGCACTAATGCGTATACTATTACTGTGGGTGGACATAACTTTACAAATGGAGAACAAGTTTATCTAGAATTAGGTAAAGATGCCAATTCTGGATCTGGATTAATCGGTATTTCCACTGGATATTATTTTGTTAACGTAGTTGATTCTAATACGATTAAATTAGCTTCAACACAAGCAAATTTATTTAATAAATTATTAGAACAACCTCGTTTTATTGGAATAAACACTTCTATATTTCAAAATGTTATTCATACGATAACTCCTGCTGATTTACATAAAAGAATAAAATTAAGAAATCAAGATAATTTTAAAAGAATATACAAAAATCCAGTAATATCAACTAATAATCAAAAACTATTAGGATCTATTGGTGTATCTCTAAACGGAATTGAATATCAATCTCCAATTTCCAGAGATTATATTAGTTATGGCCAGTTAGATGAAATTGAGGTTCTAAACTCTGGAGAAAACTATGATATTGTGAATCCACCAACTTTATCAATTACAGACACTTCTGGAAGCGGATGTGATGCCTATGGTAATTTTTCTGGAAACGTATCAGAAATTATAGTAAACAACAGAGGTTTTGATTTCGCAAAAGTACCATCAGTAACAATATCTGGAGGAAACGGATCTGGTGCAGTTTGTGAAGCAAAAATGCGAGGATTTTATCATAAATCTTCATTTACAGATTTTGATGTTAATTTAGCAGCAGATACATTTAATGGTGAACATAAATTTTTAAATGGAGAAGAAGTAACATACGTCGCAACAGGAACTCCAATTGGTATTGGTTCAACCAATGTTGGGTTTACGACAAGCAAATTGTTAAGTGGTAGTTCATATTTTATTTCAAAAAGATCAAATACTTCATTTGCACTTAATATAAACAGAAATGATGCAATTGCAGGAATTAATACAATATACTTAGTTGCGAATGGTGATGGGACTCATACATTTAGAGCTAAGAGAATTAGACAGTCAATTGATAGAATAGTAGTTACTAATTCTGGATCTTCCTATTCAAATAGAAAAGTACAAATTAGTTCTCAACAATATCCTCCTACAGATAGAAAGGACATATTTAAAACTATCGTTGGTGTAAACACATTTAATGATTACATATATGCTAAAAATCATAATTTTAAAAATGGTGATAATGTAGAATATGTTTGCACTGGGACTATAATTTCTGGATTGTCAACATCTAAACTTTACAAAGTTACGATCATAGATGCTAATAAATTTAAGTTAAGTGACGCTGGAACATCATCTTCTATAGTAAGCACTAATTATGATAGAAAAATATACGAAAGTTTGAACAGTGTTGGGGTGGGCACTCATACGTTCAAATATCCAGATGTTAGAGTTAATATTAGTAATGATGTGGCAATAGGACTAACATCAACCGTACCTGAATATTATAAAGCATCAGCATATCCAATTGTAAGAGGTAAACTTGAAGATATATTCTTAAAAAATGGTGGAGTTGGTTATGGAGTAACAAATATAATCAATTTTGTTAGACAACCAAGTATATCTTTCTTAACTGGAAAAAATGCAGTTCTGACTCCAATAATTGTAGATGGAAGAATTGTTAATGTTATCATTCCAAATGAAGGATCTGAATATACTACCCCTCCAGATATTGAAGTTGTAGGAGTAGGAACAGTAACAGGGTCTTTTGCTAAATTAAAAGCAATAGTATCTGATGGTAAAATTACTAATGTTCAAATTATTGAAGAAGGATCTGGATATATTCCAAGCAAAACACTTATAAAAATCAATCCTGTTGGAAAAGATGCTTTAGTTTCAGCAAAAATTTATAAATGGGAAATAAACTCTGTAGAAAGATATAAAATCTCACTAACAAATAATAATCAATTATTACAAATAAATTCTGAATCAGCACAAAAAGGTAATAAAATTTGTTCTTTCTATCCACCAACAAAATATAGAGAATTAGTAAATGACAATAATAATACAACTGGACACTCAAAAATAGTTGGATGGGCCTATGATGGCAACCCAATTTACGGAGCAATTACAAATAGCACAGTTGGAACAGGATTTACTTTTGCTGAATCTAGTTATTCTATATCTGCAATAAATGATAATAA